ACCGTGTGGGCACGACCGTCAACCTGGACAAGGAGGCATGATGGGACACGCAGCTTCTCGGGCGCCGGAATGGCCCAGCGACGGCGAAGAGCCGTTGGACGACGTGGACGACGACTACGAGGACGAGCCGTGGCTTCGCGACGAATACTGACCGCCGGCCGGTGGCTGGTGGCCGTGGCCCTCGTGGCTGGCGCGTTGGCGCACCCGCCGCGGGCTGGAGCGGCCTGTGACGCCCGCTACGAGTCCTGCGCGACGCCCCGGTGGTGCCCATCCACCGGTACGTTGATCGGGCCGTACACCGGCTACTGCCCCATCGGGCCGCTCGTCTGGAGCCCACCGTGGGGTGATGACGATGAGTAGCATCATCGGCCCGCCCGCGGCCCTCTGGGGCTGCAAGTACAACCAGGTCGGTCGGGACTGCTACTGTGCCTTTGGGTACGGAGGTATCGGCCTCTGCCACTCACCGGACCCCGCGACCCACGCGGGCGAGCAGATAGGAATCGACTATGCCGAGCCCGATCACTAGCATCAACGGCGCCGACGACGGCTACTGGCGCGTCGAGCTGGGGCCGATCCCCAACGTGCCCGACTGGCACGTCCAGAGTCAGGGCACGAGCTACCCCTTCCCGAGCGAAGCGGCAGCGCGGACGTTCGCCCGCGTTCATCAGGCCAAGGAGCCGAACCGTGAGGTTCGCGTGGTACCACCGGCTACTTCAGTGGTATGACCGTCAACTAGACCGATTGGAGGTACCACGGATGGGCATGTTCGATGGTAAGAAGTTCCTGGAGCCGTACGATCCCGACCGGGATCAGCAGCTCTTGACCAACACCAGCCAGGCCCCGCACGAACCGCCCGCGGTCCTGCGGCTGTTCCGGCGCGGGTTCAAGGGACAAGACCTGATCAAGGCGGCTTCGATGAAGCCGACCAAGGTCCAGGATGCCCTGAAGAAGGCCCTCGATGACGAGGGGTGGGCCTTCCAGCGCGGGGTACCGATCCACGACCAAGCGGACAAGCCGTGAGGCGGCGCCTCCAACAGGCGGCGTTCTGGCTGCTGTTCCTCACCTTCGCGGGAGGGCTGTGGGCCATCTCCGAGACGGCTATGCAGGACGTAGGCCAACAGCCTACGAACTGCGTACCCGCGGATGCCCAGTGGATTCACTGGCCGACCCCCAACACCAACTACCACCCGATGTTCCTACGACCCAAGGCGGCATAGGGTTGGCCGAGAGGGGGTAGTGATGATTGACTCAGGCACGAGGCGCCATTTGCGCCGCCTCGTCCATCTGCGGGAAACGGCCCCCGCGGATCATCATCGCTACCTCCTCCACCTGATCATCCAGTTCATGGCGAAGCCCGGAGACGTGGCCGACTTCATCGCCCAGTACGAAGAGGAGTTCGATGTACACACCAGTGCAATCGCTGTACATCCGGGGTAGCGCCGGCGACCCCCTGCCAATCGTGTTCGAGTCCCTCAGCGCCGAGGGCATCATCTTCCGAAGGGGTCAACTATGTCTGGTTTCTGCTGGGGCTGGAACGGGGAAGAGCGCGTTTGTCCTGACATATGCCCTGCTCGCCAAGATCCCAACGCTCTACTTCTCGGCAGACTCGGATGCTTTCACGCAGCTCTCCCGCTCGCTCAGCATTCTCACTGGGGCGCCGCTGGAGAAGACAGTGGACATCGTGAGGAGCGGCGACCTCCGAGGCGCCGAGAGCGTGTTCAGCGACATACCGATCCGGTTTGTGTACGATGCTGCCCCATCACTGGACCAGATCGAAACGTCGATGGCTGCGTATGAGGAGGTCTACGGTGATTTTCCCGCGCTGGTGGTCATTGATAACGTCACGAACGTCCGTTCGGGCAGCGGTGAGGCTGATGAGCCTTTCAGCGGCCTGGAGGCTCTCATGGATTACCTCCACGGCATGGCCCGGAACACGGCAGCCTGTGTTATCGGTCTGCACCACGTCACGGGGCCGAACAACGACGGTGACAAGCCGATCCCGCTATCCGGGGTGAAGGGCCAGATCGGGCGCGTGCCCGAGCTGATCCTGACGATGTACAAGACGACCGAGACCTACGGCAACACCACGCTGCACGTCTCTCCGGTGAAGAACCGCGGTGGCAAGAGCGATCCCTCGGGATTAACTCACGCCTCGCTGGAGTTCAAGGGAGAGAGCATGTGGATTCGAGACTTCGACACAGGAGGCCAGCAATGAGTGACGCACTGATCAACGAACCGCCCCGGTACCCCCAGATCGAAGGGGCCGAGATCCTGGAGCAGGTGGCGAAGTTCCTCTGGGAGGGCGTGGCGCCCTACGACCGCGGGGTCAACTGGGACGACCACAACCAAGCCACCAAGTGGCACTACCGCGCCAGGGCGGCGCGGTTCCTGGAGACGTTCGAGGTCACTCCCCGGTACGGCGGTCGGACGCCGCCGATCCGCGACCTGACGGACCCGGACAGCTTCAAGCAGGTCGATAGGGACGTGCTGGCCTACGGCCACGCGATTGTCCGGATCACGCCGTCCTACGACGCGGGCTGGGGCTACATGGAGACCTTCGGTGTTTAGCCCCACGACCGAAGAGGAGTGGATGCCCCCGTGGGCCACCCCCGAGTGGCTGGAGTGGTGGAAGAGCCTCGACCACACGATGTGCACTCAGGCAGGGTACAGCCCCGAGTCGGACGTACCCGCGTACATCCGCTGCATGTCGATGCACTGCCCGACGTGCAACCGGACGACGGGCGGTCAGGGCCACTTCGACTGCAAGCTGGAGCGGCTGTCGGGTATTCCTTACCCTAGCTAACTATTATCGGGAACCCTCCCATAGCGCGAGAGAGGATTTGGGAGCATGGATCAAAAACTGAAGGATGCCCTAGAAGCCTCTGTGCTGTCCGCTGAGGAGATGAGGGAGCGTTTGGGCATAACCACCCAGGGGACGGCTGAAAAGCCGTCCAGCGCGTGGCTGGACCCCAAAGTGTGGGACTCTGCGGCTAGTCCCGACTGGAAGATCCGGATCGGGGCGGGTGGTCAGGAGCAGAGGGTCACGGGCGGGACGTACGACACCCGGATCTACAATCCGGACACGGCAGGCTACACGGTCAAGACCTTCGACGGTCTGACCGGGAAGCTGATCAACACGGTGGAGGAACCGATGGAGCAGAAGCACATCGTCAAGCCGTCCGACCCTCGCCCGCAGATGGCGGGCGCCCAGATCTTGGACTACTCGGACAGCTACATGGTCGAGGGCCACAACCCCGGACTGCTGCTCTCGCGGTACAAGGATGTCGTCGGTACGCGACGGAAGATCGACACGCTGGTCGGCATCGGAATAAGCGGGACCATAGGTGTCGTTAACCTAGCGCGAGACCTGGGCATCGACTACCTGATCCTCCGCAAGGATGGGGTGTCGGCCCACTCAAGCTGGCCCGCCGAGGGTCGGCTTGGGAAGCACTGGCTGTTCGTTGACGACCTGATCAGCTCAGGCACGACGTTCGCCAAGGTGTGGGACAAGATGGAGAACATCAAGCAGTCCACCGGGTTCAAGACGGAGTTCAAGGGAGCGTTCCTCTACGCCTCACCACGTAGCCGGTTCGTCACCAACAACTACGACCGGGAGCAGTTCCACTGGTGGCTCGATGGTCGAGCCGAGCACTACCACAACGAGTTCAAAACGAGAGGGAGCAAAGCATGGTAAAGCCGAGCGCAATGCCCAAGAAGGTCAGCCCGATCCGCACCCAGATCTTGGGCAGCCTGATCGAGGGTGTCCAGACCACCCGCACCCACAAGGTGCTGGTCAAGAACCGGGAGACCGGGAAGACCGACGTGGCCGAGCTGTCGGGCCACCCTGCCGGCTTCGCCCTGCGGTACCCGCTGGCCCAGCACGTCTCGGAGGCCAACGTCAACGCGCTGGCCGCGCGATGGGCGGCGTAAGGCCGCGCTCCGTCCCGTGGTGGGGTGTCCGGTACGGTGGGAGTGGGACCGTCCACGACTGCCCGTACGGTAAGGAGCAGGCCGAGATGATCTGGATGCTTGCCCTCCAGAACGGGGTCAAGTCTCCAGCCCTGGTACAGTCGTCCGACCGCGGGGTGACGTGGCATTGACCAGAGCACTGATGCCCAAGCGGTGCATCGACTGTGTGGCTGAAGGGGTCACCACCTCGCGACCCCTCGCACTGCGGCCTGACGGGCGACCCCAGCCAGGACCGCGGTGCGCCACGCATCACCGCAACCGCCGCGCGACCACCAAGGACAAGGCGTGGGCCGGTCGTATCCTCCAGAAGTACGCCCTCAAGGTGGCCGAATACTGGGCCATCTTCCGACACCAGGGAGAGCACTGTGCTATCTGCAACCGAGCCCGAGGAGTGGCTAAGCGTCTCTCTGTCGATCACGATCACGAGACCGGATTCGTTCGTGGTCTCCTCTGCGGGACTTGTAACTCCATGCTGGGAGACGCTCGCGACGACCCGGAGTTCTTCGACAGGGCTGCTGCTTATCTTCGCAACCCACCGGCCTTTGCCGTCATAGGGCAGCGGATCGCACCCATCGAACTGGAACAGAAACCCACCTACATCAACAGGAGGCCACAGAATGGCACGAGAACTGATCGTCGTTGACACCGAGACCACCGGTCTCTCCACCACCAGCCGCGTAGTCGAGGTGGCCGCGATCAACGTGGACACCGGGGAGGAGATGTACTTCGTCCCCAACCTGGACGGGGTGGACTTCACCATCCGGGACTTCCCCGCGTTGAAGCTGAACGGCTACATCGAGCGGGAGCTGTGGCGCTCCCAGCTCAGCCCGAACCAGACCTTGGAGCACTACCACAAGCTGGGCCTGTTCCTGGAGGGCAACACCTTCGGCGGGTCTAACCCCAAGTTCGACACGCGGGTGCTCGAACGCCACGTCCAGACGACGTGGCATCACCGCCTCGGTGACCTCGCCACGTACGCCGCGGGTAAGCTGGGCTACGACATCACCGACCTGCCTGGCCTAGACCAGGTGGCGAAGGATCTGGGCATCGACATCGCCAACCGGCACGGTGCTCTGGACGACGCTCGCGCCACGGCGCAGGCGTTCAAGGCCCTGCGGAACCTCTGATGGCCGCGGGACCAGTCCAGGACTACGACCGTCGCTGGTACGTGACGGGTACGGCGTCGGTCATCGACGTGGACCCGAAGCACCCGGAGGACAACATCGAGGAGCGCATCCACGAGGCGCTCCGCGGTGCTGGGATCACCTTCAACGAACTGATCGTGGTCGAGCAGCTACCGCCCAACCCGCGATGATCGAGCAAGTCATACGGCACTACCACCCTGGATTCGAGGCGCCCGTTCCGGCGCCCGGATGGATCAAGGTGCAGTGCCCGTTCCACGACGACAACAACGCCAGCGCGGGAATCAACTACGACATGGATGCGTTCTCCTGTCTGGCATGTGGTGTCAAGGGCAACGCCTTCACCATCGCACTACAACAGGAGGGCAGCTATGCAGCGGCTCAGCGAGTCACAGAGGGAATGGCTGAGGGAGGCGACCGTCCGGTATCACCGAGCACTGGCCGGCAGCCCAGCCGCCGAGTATTTGGGGAACCGAGGACTGCTGGACCCAGCCATAGTGGAGCAGACCGACCAGTTTCGACTGGGATACGTGGGCGATCCACTCCCTGGACATGAGGGTTATCGAGGAATGCTGGCTATCCCGTACATCCGATACTCCCAGGAGTACGGATGGGGCGTGGTCAGCCTCCGTTTCCGGAAGCTGCAAGACGGTGTGGATAACAAATACCTCACCGTCGCAGGCGACCGACCACGGCTCTTTAACACTCAAGCCCTGCTCCGCAGAGCTGCCTCGATAGCCATCACGGAGGGTGAGATAGATGCCATCACAGCCGAGCTGTGCGGTGTGCCCGCTGTGGGGGTGCCCGGATCGCAGATGTGGAAGCCCCACCACGTCGAGCCCTTCAAGGGATACCGCAACGTCTACATCCTCGCGGATGGTGACGAGGCTGGTCGGGAATTTGCGGCGAAGGTTAAAGGTTCTCTGGTAAACGGTAAGGTCATCCCCATGCCTGAGCATGAGGATGTGAACAGCGTGGTGGTCCAGGGTGGACCGGACGCCCTACTCAGGAGGTTGCGATGAGCTACATGGGCACGATCTGCCCGCAAGGCCCGGAGGACTGCAAGAGTGTAGGTGATCTAACTAATAGTGGGAACCCTCCCACAACGGCAGACAGGATTCAGAACATGCCAACGATTCTGGAAGAGGCGCAGGAAGCAATCTTCGGCGCCCGCAACGTGGCCTACGGCCACCCGCGTGACAACTTCACGCACACGGCCAAGCTGTGGTCGGCCCACAAGGGCGTGGAGTTCTCGGCCCAAGAGGTGGCCGAGTTCATGGTGCTGCTGAAGCTGTCCCGCTTGCAGAACGGCTACCACCGTGACTCGGTGGTGGACATCGCTGGGTACGCTGGCACCATCGAGCGGCTGCAAGAGCCGGTCGAGCCGACCGCCCCCGACCGGAGCCCGTGGCCCCGGCTCGGTAGCCAGACGTGGCACGACCTTCGCGAGGTACCTCTCGATGTCACCGTCGTGGACAAGGACGGTGACCAATACTGGTACCACTTCCAGCAGCGCCGGTGGTACTGGGTCCAGCGTGAGCGGTACCTGGATGACGAAGACCTCGCCATCTCCCCCGCGTTCGCGCCCTTCACCGTCGCGGTGGATCTGTGACCGTCAAGGTCGTCATCTCCGATACCCAGATGCCGTTCGAGAACCGGCCAGCCCTGGCCGGTCTCATCCGGTTCATCGGGGAGTACCAGCCCGACGAGGTGATCCACATCGGTGACCTCATGGACTACCCAACGCCGTCGCGTTGGTCCAAGGGCTCGGCTGAGGAGTTCGCCCAGATGATGATCAAGCACAACGAGTGGGCAAAAGCCCGCCTGCTTGGCCCGCTGCGCGACGTTTACGACGGACCCATCAAAGTACACGAGGGGAACCACGATCTTCGGCCACGGCACTACCTGGAGGCGTATGCGCCCGCGCTAGCCGAGTACGCTGAGGACTTCCACATCCACAGCCTGCTCGACTTCGACGGCTTCGGCATCGAGTCGCTGCCCGACTTCAACCCGGTCGCTCCGGGGTGGATCACCACCCACGGCCACATCGGGAAGATCAGCCTGAGCAAGGACGCCGGTAGCACGGCGTCCAACGCGGCCCAGAAGTTCGGCAAGAGCGTGGTCATGGGCCACACCCACCGGATGGGTATCCGTCCGATCACCAAGGGGTACGCTGGCGCCGAGCGCCAGATACTCTGGGGCGTGGAGGTCGGCCACCTGATGGACCAGCGTAAGGCTGCCTACCTCTCGGGTGCCACCGGGAACTGGCAGACCGGGTTCGCCATCCTCTCGACCGAGAGCAACCACACCAAGCCAGAGCTGGTGCCGATCAACAACGGAAGGTTCATTGCCGATGGCTACGCTTGGGAACTATGAGGAGGAGCTGGGGGAGGACATCAAGTTCGCCGTCACCCGAGTGCTCCACAACTGGGCTCGCCCGCTGGACGAGCGGGATGACCTGGTGCAGGAGGTCTGGCAGTGGTACCTCGCCCGACCCTCGACGCAGGCCATCGTGGCGAACCGGACACACCGGACGGGCCGGCGGAACATCTTCTACAAGGGTGCTCAGCAGATACTCTCTGCTCAGCAGGACAAGGACGCCATGTTCCACAAGGACGTGGTGTACTCGTCGGATGCCGTGAGGGACTGGCTGCTGGGTGATTCCACCAACAAGTACCTCGGGAAGATGATCCAGGTCGGCTTGGACAAGCTGAGTGACGAGTACCGAGAGGTGATCAGGGACCGCTTCGAGCGGGGCAACATCCCTAAGCAGGGAGCGGAGAACGCCCGCATGGTGCGGGCTCTCCGGACCCTCACCGAGTACACCAACGCAGCGTTCGGAGAGTCCCAGGAGACTGACCCAAAGAAGAAGCGGGCTTCCTCCGTGCAGGCCGACAAGCGCAGGGCCGAGGGAGGGTACAACGACCCGACCGCCAAGTTGGCCTTCGCGATGATCAGCGCGGGGGATCAACCAATCGAGCTACAGGACGGAGGGACAACCACCATGCGTGAGTTGTTCGAGGAAGAAACCCTGGTCGCAGGGCCAGGCACCACCGGAGGTCACGTCGAGTGGCTGGACCTCTTCGAGGGAGAGATCAACGACCGCACGGACATGTACCGCGCCCAGGTCTTCCCCGAGCTGTACCCCAACGAGAAGCCCATGCTGGTCGAGAACTGGCACCCCGAGGATCGGGCTGCCTTCGTCGGCGGGGAATACACGGAGGGGTACCGCAGGTTGAGGGTGGTGAAGTGAAGCGCGACCTAGTAGTGAGCATGGACCCGGAGACCGACGCCGCCAAGGCCGCGTCGTTCGACATGTACGAAGGCACTTACGGTGACGAGTGGGATGAGAGTGAGGAGTACCTTGACTGATGAACAGCCAAACTGGGGACCGACAGGACAGCTCGTCTATGAGCGAACCTATTCTCGGACACAGCCGGATGGTGCTAAGGAAACCTGGCCCGAGACAGTCGCTCGCGTCGTTGAAGGAAACCTATCGCTTGTCCCAGAGCGATACCAGCTCGAAGGGGAGCGCGAGGCGCTAACCCGCCTGATCACCGAGTTCAAGGTGCTGCCCGCGGGTCGCCACCTGTGGGCGTCGGGCGTGAAGAACGCCCAACACCTGTTCAACTGCTGGGTCTCCGGGTGGACGGACAACCCGTCCGACCACTTCGAGTTCACGTTCATGCGTCTCATGGAGGGTGGTGGCGTCGGTGCGAATTACAGCAACCGTCTCCTACCGGACTGGGGTCCGGTCCAGCAGGACTTGCTGGTCGAGATCGTGGTGGACGAGGAGCATCCCGATTACGATGTCCTACTGCAATCCGGCGTACTCTCTAACCAGTACGATCCAGATTGGGCTGGGGCGTTCGTTATCGAGGACTCCCGTGAGGGCTGGGCTGCGGCGCTGGTGGACCTCATTCAGACGCACTACCGGAAGGACGTAGAGCATGTCCGACGTGTGTATGATGTGTCCCGAGTGCGGGAAGCTGGTCGGAAGCTACGAACCTTTGGTGGGCGTGCGTCTGGCCCTCTCCCACTCGCCAGGATGCTCCTGGAGGTCAACGAGATCCTCTCCGAGCTGGCCTTCAATGACTGGGACACCCACAAGGGGCACCTGACCGGGATGCACGCGATGGCTATCGACCACGCCATCGCCCAGTGTGTGGTGGCCGGCGGTGTCCGCAGGTCAGCGCGTATGTCGATGATGCACTGGGCTGACCCCCAGATCGGGGAGTTCATAAAGTCCAAGGCCAGCGGGATCAACCACTGGACAACGAACATCTCGGTCGAGGTAGACTCGGAGTTCTGGGAACACATCGCCCAGCCGATGGTCGGGGATGAGTACCAGGACCGAAGGGTACTGGCGCACCAGGTGTTCGACGCCATGACGAAGGGGATGGTACAGAATGGTGAACCGGGATTCTGGGACAGCAGCCTGTCGAACGAAGGAGGTAAGGGTGAGCCGAACCGAGTGGACGCGACGAATCCTTGTGGGGAGATCACGCTGGAAGCGTGGGAGCCTTGCAACCTTGGACACATCAATCTCGCCGCTTTCGTTCGCGATAACGGTAAGGTTGACACTCTGGGACTCATCACTGCACATGCGCTGGTCACGCGGTTTCTCATTCGAGCCACGTTCTCGGCTGTCGGTGACCCGCGCTCTCGCGAAGTGCTTGATCGCAACCGCCGTATTGGGGTGGGTCACCTGGGAGTAGCCAGCTTCCTGGCGTTGACAGGTATCAAGTTCTCAGAGGCTCCGGGCAGCAAGTTCGTCAAGCTGCTGGAGGAACTGGCACAGGTGGTCGAGCACGAGAGCGAGACCTTCAGCCGCCAGCTCCGCATCCCCGCCCCGGTGAAGACCAGGACGGTGGCCCCGACCGGGACCATCGCCAAGATGCCTGGAGTGAGTGAGGGTATCCACCCGATCTTCTCTCGGTACTTCATCCGGCGCGTCCGGTTCGCGACCAACGACCCGGACCAGTGGGCGACCGCGCTGTCCTACGCAGAGCAGGGCTACGATGTCCAGGAGGACATCTACGCGGCGAACACGATGGTGGTATCCATTCCTACCAAGGACA